GTTACTGTAGATTCTAGCGTTACAGTTCAAACCTTAACTTGCACAGGCTTCACCGGCACGTTAGCGTTTGGCACGAACACAATATCGTTGAATAGCACAGGAACAATATTTACTGGCGCTACAACCATGACGGTCACAGGTACGCCGTTGATTATATGCACTAACTCAAGTGCAACAGCAAGAACTATCTCTCCACAGGCAATTACGGAAGCTAATAGTATTTCATTTAGAATTACTGCGGGGACTGGCACTTTTACGATTAGCAACAATCAAAGTGTTCGTGATATAGATTTTACTGATGGAACAAACCCCACTGGTTTCGGTGGTAGCGTACCTTCTTCCAATATTATTATATATGGTAATTTTAAAGCATCTACTGGAATGTCATTTACGGGTGGCAATGGAACATGCACGTTTGCCGCAACTTCTGGAACTAAAACCATTACATCCGCTGCCGTTACTATAGACAGACCAACTATATTTAGTGGTGTAGGTGGTACTTGGCAACTTCAAGACGCATTAACACTTGGTTCTACAAGAAATCTTACGCTTACTAGCGGAACGCTTGATTTAGTTAGTTATACAATGACTTCTGGGTCTTTTGCATCAAGCGCAGCAACTACACGAACTCTTGCTTTTGGTACAGGAAAGCTAGTATTAACTGAAAATAACGCTACTGTTTGTAGTACAAACACAGGAACTAATTTAACTGTAACAGGTAGTAAACGTGTTGAATTAAGTTATAGCGGTAGTACGGGAACAAGGACTATCTCTGGTGTTCAAACAGCAAGCGCAATTGAAGGAACAAATCTTTTAGATTATTTTATTACTGCTGGTACGGATATAGTTACCTTTAGTGGTGCTAGGTCTTATGGAACTATTGATTTTTCAAATGGTGGCACTAGTACATTTACTACTCCCGGTAGTTTTACTAATGGCACTCAAAGTATTTATGGAAATTTAATATTTAACTCAACAATGGTTGTTGGTAGTGGAACAAATACTTTACAAATGCGAGCAACTTCTGGCACAAAAACAATAACTAGCGCTGGTCAGACAATGGATTTTCCGTTGCAGATTAACGGTTTAGGCGGCACATTTGCTTGCTTTGATGCTTTAACTTTAGGTTCTACAAGAGCGCTAACAATAGCTGATGGAACACTGCAACTTAAAGCCGGAACAACTAGCACAGTAGGTTCGTTTGTTACATCCGGCACAAATCAAAAGTTTTTGTTAAGCACAACATCAGGAACTCAAGCTACAATATCTGACGCAAGTGGCACTGATACGGTAACTTATCTAACAATTCAAGATAGTAATGCTACGGGTGGGGCGGCATGGGACGCCAACGCGTCAACAAACGTAGACGCAGGTAATAACACTGGTTGGTTTTTTGCACCTACACCAAGTGTTAGTAATGAAGTTACAATGCGCCTCAGATCATTTACTCAACCTCGGAGATTTTAAGATGTCAATGAATTTAAAAGCAGTTACAACCTGCATGGGGTATCAGCAGATTACTTCTTTATCTGGCGCGACTAATTTAACCGTGCCTCAAACCACATTAAATGGCTTAAATGCTAAACCAGTATTTGCCCTTATTGTTGCTGAGGGTCAAGCCGTTCGGTGGCGTGACGATAAAATATCCCCATCTGCATCTGTTGGTATGCCGCTTGCTGTGGGTATTCCATTGCAATACGACGGCGATTTAACTAACATACGATTTATCGAACAAGTAGGCGGCGCTAAATTAAACATTAGTTATTACATGTAACCAAAAACCGTACTGATGCGGCACATCAGGGATTCCAAAGGAATCAAAAATGTCAGAAGAAAGTCAGCAAGAAGTAATAGCGGAAGTATCCGCGCCAGAACAGGTGGCTACGGCAGCGCCTGAAACTGAAGTAAATGCGCCGGAAGTAAGTGCTGAGGAACAGCAAAAAGAACCTTCTAGGGTGTTCACCCAAGAAGAACTGGATGCGGCCATCGGCAAACGACTTGCAAGAGAACAACGTAAGTGGGAAAGAGAACAGAATCAGAGGCAAGCGGAAGCGCAAACCTTGAAAGCGCCTGTTGAAATCCCGTCAGTCGATCATTTTGAAAGCCCTGAAGCGTACGCAGATGCACTAGCGCTGAAGAAAGCTGAAGAACTGATTGCCCAACGAGATCACGCACGGCAGCAATCTGTTATTCTTGAGACTTATCACGAGAAAGAGGAAGAAGCGCGGACTAAATATGATGACTTTGAACAAGTCGCATACAATCCAAACGTCCCAATCACGACCGTGATGGCTCAGGTGATTCAAGCCTCAGATATTGGCCCCGAAGTAGCATATTACCTCGGTGCAAATACTAAGGAAGCGAGTCGCATATCCCGTCTTGCGCCAATGTTGCAAGCCAAAGAGATTGGGTTGATTGAGGCCAAATTGTCCTCTAATCCTCCTGTTAAAAAATCAACGTCTGCACCTGCACCTATTTCACCTGTTACAGCACGTTCTACTGGTTCACCCGCGTATGACACAACTGATCCTCGTTCAACGAAGACCATGAGTGCATCCGAATGGATCGAAGCAGACCGAGCAAGACAGATGAAAAAGATACAAAGTCAGATGAACCGCTAATTATTTTTTGAAGGATTTTTAATCATGGCTAATAGTATTCTAACGATTGACATGATTACTCGGAAGGCTCTGGAAATTCTAGAGAACAACCTTGTAATCACCCGTAACGTGAACCGTCAGTATGACGACAGCTTTGCTGTTGAAGGTGCTAAGATTGGTTCAACCCTCCGTATTCGTTTACCAGACCGTGCTTTAGTTACTGACGGCGCCGCCTTGCAAGTTCAAGACGACAACGAACAATACACAACTTTAACCGTTTCTACCCAGAAACACATCGGCGTAAACTTTACGTCTGCTGAATTGACCATGCAATTGGACGATTTTGCGGAACGTGTGCTTAAGCCTCGTATCAGCCAGTTGGCATCTAGCGTTGATTCTGACGTTGCTAATGCGTTCAAAACCATTGGTAATTCTGTTGGAACTCCTGGAACCACGCCAAGCACTTCTTTAGTTCTGTTGCAAGCGCAGCAAAAACTAAACGAAAATGCCGCTGTAATGTCGCCACGTTATGCTACAGTTAATCCTGCTGCTAACGCCGGTTTAGTCGAAGGCATGAAGGGCTTGTTTAACCCAACCGATACCGTTAGCCGCCAGTTCAAAAACGGCATGATGGGCACGGGTGTGTTAGGTTTTGATGAGATCAACATGTCTCAGTCAATCAAGCAATTCACCACTGGTTCACGCGATGCTTCTGCTGCTACCACTGTAAAGACCACTGTGTCTTCACAAGGTGCATCAACCATCGTATTGACTCAAGCCTCTGTGACCACAACGATCCTCGCCGGTGATGTATTTACCGTTGCTGATTGTTACGCTGTAAACCCACAGACTCGTGAGACCACTGGTTCATTGTTCCAGTTTGTCGCTTTGGCTGACGCCACTGCGGTTGCCGGTGATTGGTCTGTAACAGTTGCGCCTATCTACACTTCAGCTAGTGCTTTGGCTACTGTAAATAGTTTCCCAACTGCTGCTAAAGTTGTAACTTTCTTGGGAACCGCTTCTACAGCTTATCCTCAGAACTTGGTTTACCACAAAGACGCCATAACCTTTGGTTCGGCTGATTTGTTGTTACCACAAGGCGTTGATATGGCTGCTCGCGCAGTTCATAACGGTATCAGCTTACGTGTTGTTCGTCAGTATGACATTAACAACGACCGTATGCCTTGCCGTATTGACGTTTTGTATGGTTTCAGCACGATCCGTCCTCAAATGGCTTGCCGTATCTGGGGTTAATCATGCCAAACACAAAACCCGTAGGTGTTGCTTATTCCGACCCTCAGTTGGACGCCGCAATCATCGGCAATACTAAAACTGCTGGTGGAACCGTTGGGTTTTATGGGACTACGCCGGTTACACAACGTGCGGCTGCGAATCAAGCAGCTTCCGTTGTGTCGGCATCGTCTTATATAACCGTGGGTTCTAATTTGGCGGCTTGGGCTGCTGAAGTAAACGCTACTCTCACAGGCTTAGGCGTGTGGAAGGGCGGAGCTTAATTTTTTTTACGTAAAGGATATTTATTATGGCTTATCAAGTCGGAGATGGTAATAGCGGCGAAACTATGAACGTAGGTCGTTCAGGTGTGCCGGTTCAAGTTGGGGGTGCTGCTACTGCAACTGTTGGTTTTTATGGTGCTACTCCAGTTGTGCAACGCGCAACTGCTACAACGCACTCAAGCACCAACGTAGTAACTAGCGCTAGTTACGGCACGTTGCAAGTGGCTCAAATGCAAGAAGTGGTAAACACTCTTGTAGCTTTGGGAATCTGGGCAGCGTAATGGATTGGGGTTCATTCTCACACGTTCTGTGTGGGGGTGAATCCCACCAAACTTTATGGCGGTAACATGAAAGTTGTCTTTTGTCTTCCTACAGTTAAACGACCATATCAGCAATGTTTAGACAGCCTTGAGGCGTCTATACCACTAATTAAAGCAGCAGGATGGGAAGATGGATTAGTCAATGAAATTGGCAATCCTTACATCTCTGCGGCAAGAGCAGCAATGCTCAGAAAAGCACTCAGCGCTAAAGCTGACGTAATTGTATTTATTGACCATGACTTGTCATGGCGGCCACAAGATTTATTAACTTTAATTGAAACACCAGGCGATGTGATTGGTGGGCTATATCGGTTCAAGAAAGATGAAGAACAATATATGGGCGTTCTTCAAGATGGTGAAAACTTTATGCCAATTGTCAGAAGTGACGGTTGTATCCAAGCCACCCGCGTTCCGGCAGGGTTTTTAAAAGTTACTAAAGAAGCTGTTGGGCGGTTTATGGCGGCTTACCCCGATTTATGCTATGGCCCAAAATATGAATTGTCTGTAGACTTGTTTAACCACGGTGCCCATAAAGGTGCATGGTGGGGCGAGGACTACGCGTTTAGCCGTAACTGGATTGACGCGGGCGGTGAAATTTGGATACCGCCAGATTTAGAATTAACGCACCACACCACCGAACAAGCCTATTCTGGCAATTATCATCACTTTTTACGGCGTCAGCCTGGGGGCGATTTATGGTCATCTATCTAAAACATCCGATTCACGGCACAAAAGTAGCTATTTGCAGTTTAGAAGCAAAAGCAGATGAAGAAAATGGTTGGATGCGGTATACTTTAGATACGCCCTTGATTGACGAGGATGCGGCCCCTGTGGTGAATACACTGGAAATTAAACGTAGAGGCCGCCGTAATGCTTCGGTGGCTGTAGAAGGAGTATAGACATGGCCACATATACCGCGGGCGATCAAATCAACAGAGCGCTAAGACTACTTGGCGTATTGGCTGAGGGTGAGACACCTTCCGCGTCTGTATCGCAAGATTCGTTGACTGCTATGAATCAAATGATTGATTCGTGGAATACCGAACGATTGTCGGTATTTAGCACCCAAGATCAAATTTTTACTTGGCCCGCCGGTTTTATCAATCGCACTCTTGGCCCGTCAGGTGATTTTCAAGGCAACCGCCCAATTCTGTTTGATGATGCAACATATTACCGTGATCCAGGCACAAACGTATCGTTTGGTATTAAGTTCATCAATCAACAACAGTATGATGGCATCGCCGTTAAAACGGTAACATCTACTTACCCACAAGTCATTTTCGTAAACATGACATATCCAGACGTTGATATGTACGTTTACCCCAAGCCTACGCGGGACTTGGAATGGCACTTTATTTCGGTTGAAGAATTATCTCAGCCTGCTAATCTGGCTACAACTTTAGCTTTTCCGCCTGGCTACCTTCGTGCTTTTACATACAATCTAGCAATGGAAATAGCCCCTGAATTTGGTGTTGAACCTAGCCCACAAGTGCAACGTATTGCAATGACATCGAAGCGCAATCTTAAGCGTATCAACAATCCTGACGATATTATGTCTATGCCTTACTCGCTTATCGCTACTCGCCAACGCTTTAACATCTACGCCGGTAATTATTAATGAAGACACCGATTCTCGGAAGCGCTTATGTTGCCCGCAGCATCAACGCCGCGGACAATCGTATGGTCAATCTGTTTCCAGAAATCATACCCGAAGGCGGCAAAGAACC